ATAAGGACTCGTTCACGTTTGCGGGCCTGGTCTAAATCATAAAGACGATCGCTTAGGTCTCGAGACGGAGCAGCCGTAGTCTCTTCTCGCTCGTTGCTTCGAGCAACGGCAACGCTTTCAGCATTACGTTTTTCTAAACCAGTAGCCATGTACTAGCTTCCTTCTTTTGGCATATTAGCTAAAATGCCTTCGACATATAGTCTGGTTGCACCTTTGCCTTTGTTTGTTCCTGATTTAATTGTTGCAAACCGATCAGAAAGAAGAACCTTTAACCCATGCTTTTTAAGCTTTCCTGCCCCTGCGTTATAGGCAGCAAGAGCCATTTGAAGTTGTTCTTTTCGACTTCTTCCTTTTTTGGCGTACTGTTTTATTCTTCTAGCTATATAACGAGCGCCTGCTTCAGCGCCTATTTCAGGATCAAAGACTTTATCTAAGCTTACGTTTTCACCCATGACAGATTTAAAAGTACTAGGAATAGTTTGAGCGATACCCAGAGCATTAGAATTTGAAACAACAGTGGGCCTAAAGCCACTTTCTTTTCTTACCAAAGCAAGCATTAACCAGGGCTCTACGTTATTGTTTTTGGCCGCTTTAATAACAATTTGCTTAAGCCGTTCTTTTTCTTTTTTGTTTGGGTATTTGACTTTGTTAGGCTCGTAATACTCGCCTCGATAATAGTCCTGATAAATCCTTCGTCGTTCACCTGCGCCTGATTCTGTTTTGTGTTTTTTGAGTATTTTATCAAACTCTTCAAAAGAAACATTTTGTTTAGGGGCCAAAGGTTTGGGGCCAGTTGTTTTTGCTCGCTCTTTAAATAAATCAAAGTATTCGTTGCTGCCTTGTTTAGCATCCATAGCGTAAACACCACGGGTTTGCCTTGGTCCTTGTACTCCGCTGCGGCGTTCTAAGATTTCACCACGAAGTTTACGCTTTGCTGCTTCTCGTCTAATTGCATCTTTTTGTGCGCGCGTTCTTTTAGGAGAAGGTCTGCTTGATAAACGAGGATCTGTAGCCACATTACTGCCGGCTGTTTGAATGCGCTCCATTAAAGTTAAAGGCTGTTTTTTATAATCTCGACCTGCTTGATAGCCTGGAAACACATTGGCAATAACATTTTCAGGTACGTTATTTTGTCGAAGGTAATTAACTTTTTCTTCTAGGTCTGTATCAAGCAACTGTTCAGGGGTAGGCCCAGGTGGCGCAGCTTGCGGCTGCGCAACCTGACGCCCCGATGCCTCAGTAGCTCTAGTCCATGCGTCCTTTTGTTCCTGCTCTGTTGAGGCGGTCACAGCAGTAGGCTGAACAGACATTGCTGTGCCATCATCTGGTAATGACATTAAACGATCTTGAGTAGAAGATGCACTAGCAGGAAGTGTACCGCCTAGTTTTCTAATGCGAGTTCTTAAATTAATAAGCTCGTTTTGTTGTGCGCTATTAAGAGGAGCAACTTGAGATTCACGTTCAAGTTCATCGTAACGCTCTCGCAATAGACCAACTTCGTCAGATGCTTTTTTGCTTTTTTCTGCTGCAGCTTCTTCAGCCCGTTGCCCTGTTATTCCTAAATACCTACCAAGGTTGCCACTAGCTTGGCTAAGCGGACCGCTATACTTAAGAAGTTCTAATCGAAGATCAGCAAGTCTTGGATCATTAGGATTGCTAGAGGAAATAGCTCGCACCTTGTCAAGCAGTTCTGAATACCTGTTTACATCAGCAGATGCTTGTTCAAGGTTTGGATTGCCTAACGTGTTAAGCAAAGCAATAGCTCGAGCATTTAAACCAGCACGAATAGCTTTTGCTTCGCTTGGTCGGTTGCCAGCAGCGGCAGCACGTAACGCATCAAGCTCGTCTGCATTTGGTTTAACTTGCACACTGTACGTTGTTTTGTCGCCTGACTCGTCAACATAAACAGTAAGCTGACCGCCTGAAATTCTTTGCAGTTCTTGAACTTGATCTGCTGTTAAATTGTTAGGATCAAAACCTTTTTTAAGAAGCTCGCTAGAAGCAACGCCTTGTTTTAAAAGCATTGCTGTATTTAAATCATCAACAACAGGTTTGTTAATTTTAAAACGAGCACGAACATCTTCAAGTTGTGGTTTGTCTAAACCTTTTGGGGTTGTGGGTTTAGGCAGTGGGCTTGCAGATGCAAGTCGTTTATAGTCTTCGCTTATAAGCCGTGACGGGTCACGAGTAGGATCACCAAGAAGACGCCCGCTACCAGGACGATCAAATGCGCGACGCATCTGTTCATAACCTGCTGCACGATCGTCCACAGCCGAAAGAAATCTAAGTTTACCATCTGGTCCAATAATGCGCCTGTCCCGAGCCCCTGCCACTCGGCGCTGACCGGCCCCATACGACCGTTGATCCAAGAAAGCTTTTTCTTCTTCATTGAGTGTAAGGTATTGCGTACCGAACATTCCAGTGTCTTCACCAAGGTCTCCTTGTTTGCGCGCTCTTGCTAAGGCAGCACGCCCTCTAGAAAATCGAGTAACAGCATCAGCAACCGTTCCCCCTACACGATCAATAACATCTACCCCGACTTTCAATCCTTCGGGTGTAGCAAACCGTTCGCCAACACGCTGGCTTTGAGTAGGATTAAATTCGGCAGCTTGAAAATTAGCTTTAAATACTGATGGGGGTAGAATTCTTGCCATGATTAGTTCTCTTCAATGCGACGAGCGCCTTCACCCCTGAGATAGTAATCCTCAAGTTGATCGGCAGCCCTTGGGCTTTTAACTCGAACACGCGCAATCATAGCGCGAATCTTACGGTATGCGCCTTCTTCATCGTCGTTCCAAAAACCTTGAGCATCTTGAATAGCTTGTTCAGCTTCCGTTTGACCCTCGGCAATAGCCTCTTGGAAATCAGAATCTGCATCGCCTTGTTGGGCTGCATACTCAGCAGCACCAAGTGCTTCGTCTTGGGCTGCGCGTTCTGCGGACATGATCTTATCCATATCCTGTCCACGTTGTGCAATGCCTGCCATTTCTGCGTCTCGGCCTACTTGACCAGCAGCAGCGATTGCTCCGCCACCAGCACCCATACCAGGTTGCATTCCCATTGCCGTAGCTCGAGATGCTCCATAGCGAATAGCTTTTTGGTTTTCTGCTGCTTGCTCTCGGAGTTTTCCAACACCTTCACCAGCAAGCCTAGCTCTTTCTCGTCGAGCTTGAATTGCTTTTTGCCTAAGACCAACCCGCCTTGAGTATTGGTCTTGTCCTGATTTTCTTTCGGTATCAGAACTTAAATAATCTAAAGAATCGCCATATCCGTTAGCCATTTATACCACCGTTTTTTTGCATATTAAATAAACCCAATGACCGCCATAGCCAAGGATTGATGAGCGAAAGGACCATGATGTAGGATTATCAGCACCGTTAGAAATTTTCCACCGAATGTCTAAGACTTGTTCGGCACCTACTGTTTGGGGCGCATGAGAGCCTACGTTTGTTCTTGATCCGGTTTCATTAATACCAGCACCTACAAACATAGGAGTGCCTTGGGTTGTGTAACCTTTACCCGTTGTGTTTCCAGATATTGGACAATTAATTAAATCCCAAGAATACCCAGTTGTTTGAGGTGTCGCCCCAGCAGGCGAAAGGTTATTATAATCACCACGATCAATAGTTACAGCGTCTCTAGTAGATGGCACCCAGTCAACAAAAGCAACTTGCTGCACCTTAATATTATCAGCACGATGACCTGATAGAATACCAACCCCTACTTCGTTTTTATAATTAGGCGCATTTGTATTTGTAGGCCGAGCAACATTCTCACCGGAACCCCCGGTATAATTAGCAGCCACAATAACATGATGAATAGTTAGTGGATAATTAATAGGAATTAACGCACGATCCATAGTTTCATATTTGTTTGCAGACAAATGAACCCAAGGCATAGTCTCATAAGGAAGATCATTTCCTGTTTCGATTGAGCCATAGCGAGCCCCTCCTGACACATGAGGCCAGCTTCCAAACATAGGAACAGCAATCACATCATAACCAGCGTCAGCAGCAAGACCTTCTTTAGCGTAAGACAATGCAGATTTTTTATAACCACCACGCAATCGGCGATCAATAAAATCATCAATAAGTTTAAACGCTGTGTTTACACCATCAGCCGTGTCAGCTTCAATTGTTGAATCACCAGCAGGAACAACAGGATTTTGTAAAACAAAATTCCTGTTTGCTTTAGGTGTTTGATTTTGAGCAGCGTTTAATAGGTCTCGTGTTTTAAGTTTTGTTTTAAATTTAAGGCTAACAAAAAGATTAACTACACCAGTAGGATATGTAGCAGGTTCTTTTGGGGTAGGAATAATTTGAACTAAGTAAGAATCTTTATGGTTAAATGGAATAGATATTCCAGACTGAACATGAGGGTTTAATCGAGAGTAAGGATTAATAAGCGCAATCTCAGGAATGCTCATTGTAAATACTTGATTGTTAAAAGAGTCATAACCTGTAGCGTTTTTTTGTTTGCTTTGAATAGAAACATCAAAAGCAAAAGCCCTGCCCATTTCAAGGTAACCCTCATTACCAGTAACAGCCGATTGTATTGCGGCTCCCTCACCTCGAGTGTCCTGGCTTACAGAAACTTCCATAAGCTCATAGCCATCAATAAGATTTTCATTTGAATCAAATTGGTCTTGGAGCGGTGGCAAAATAAAAGGAACAGTTAAAATACTTTTTTTGCCACGATAAGCTGCACTACCAAAAAGAACTTTGTTTGCTACAGGAAAAGTAAGATTAACTCTAAATGTGCCTAGCTGTTTTTCATACTGAGTTACAGGCACTCCGGTTCCTGTAAGCGTTTGAAGCGCTGATGTAATTGGATCAAAAACGTGCTCAGCAAGAAGCTTTATACCTCTTGTCATTCGTTTAAAGCTAGTCATCTTTAAGTCTCTCTAAGATGCTTAGCGTTAATGTTGGGATCATAGTTTGCCAAGGCTTGTCGTACCATGGTGCTGCATCCGTACCATAAGCCCCAGACGAAGTACCAGTATCAGGCAAAATTAACGCAAATCGAATACGGCTAAACGGAGGTAAAGGAATTCTTAGGTCTGAATCTTTAATGTGAAGTGTTGTATCAAAACCAATTCCTTGCCCAGCTAAATGTCCCGAGTCTAAACTTGGAACCATGTCAGAAGAAAAAGCTGTAATAGAAGGAACATCTCTTCCTTTAATCATATAGCTTTGCGCTTCAAATCCATATTTATGATAAACTACTGCGTTTTGAATTTGAGCGTTAGGAATAAAGGTATTGTCTACAGTAATCTGTAAATGAATATCATTCACTGATTGACCATTTACCCTGCCATCAGGAGGGCTAGAGTCATAAACGTATGTGTTTACATACTCTTGTGAATACGAAGCAAGAATTGCATCAACAGAATCAATAATAATTGGATCTTCACCAACCATAAACGCTGTTGTCCAAGCAACTTGGTTTGTTCCATAATCTGCTGTGGTCGAATAAGAGGACTGATAATCTAATTTATTACCTTTAAAACGAAAGGCATTAAAAATTTCTTTGTTTCCGCTGCTTGGTCCCTCTGCATTATAAACAGGTAAATACGGATAGGGTTGAAATGTACCAGCAGGAGCTCCGTCAGTCTGAAGTTGCGCATCAGCTTGGGCAGTCCATGGCAAATACTTTAAAACAATTTGTGACTGAAGCCATCGGGTTTTAAGATCACCATCAGGAACTTTATTTATATAATCTTCTAAGTCCTGGAGCGAGCGCTCTAAACGATCGCCATCAATTGTTGTGCCGTCAGAAAATTGTTCTGTTGTAAAATGACGAATAGAAGACATTAGGTAATCTCACCGCCTAAATTTGTAACTGTTGCTGCATGTCCGTGACCTGAATAGTTTGCACCCAAGCCAACAAAAACATTTCCTGCTGCTCCGTTTAAGTCCTGAATAGCAAACCCAGCCCCAGACATTACACCACTAGAAGCAGTAGATTGAAAAATACAATTACTAAAAACAGCTTTAGCACCAGACTTAATTAGAGCGAAGCAAAGGGTTGTTGATACAGAAGGGCTTGAATCAGCATCAGTGTTTCTTTGAAAAATACAATTACTAAAAACAACTTTAGCTGGAGACTCAACAACAACTAAATGGGATGTGTTGTTTTGACCTTGTTTAAAAAACAAACCATCTACTTTAGTTGTAGCTTCAAAAGCAGCAAGCTCGCTTACAATAGCCCCTGGCTCCCCCCGAAGGGAGCCCAGGGGCTTTTCAAGCTTAAAGCCTTGGTGCTCTCCAGGGCCTAGCAAAAAATCATTATGAGAAGGACCGTCTTCACTTAGTGCAACACCAGAAAAAACACGACGAACATCTCCATAATACATTGGAGATACCACAGCGTTTAAACTTTCATTTGCTAAAGCGCCTAGGTTTGCCAGGTCACTAAAAGAAAAACCGCTCATCGGCCCGTCCTTCGGCGACCACCGGCTTTACGAAAAACTCCCATTAAACTTTGGAGACTTAAAGATTCAGCTTTGTCCTGAATAAAGCCAAAGACCATATAGCTAATACGCTGGCCTTTTACGCTATCTGATGTTGCGATTGTATCTGTTTGCTGGTCATCAATTAAATAATTACCATGAGCACTATTGCCTTGACTGCCCCACTTAGGATCTCCTGAAAATGTTCGAGTACTCATAGCACCTGATGCATTTCTAAACCTAGATCGAATTGTTGTTTTATCTGCTATTCTTTGAATGTTGTTATCATAATCAACAATTTGAGATGTGTACTCTTTAGAGTCTGATCCTAAAATAACATTGTACAATCCCCACACCCAATTAGGAACAAGTCGATTAGCTTGTAAGCCACGACCATGAGAGTTTAGCTTAGCGTAAATTCCTCGAACCTTAAGCTGCTCAGGTCCAATAGACATTTCATCTGACTTGTAAGCCCAGTCTAAAGGCTGTGCTTTAGCATTATTGTTATGCGAATCAGTATCTCCAATAACAGTTTGAGTCCAAACAACATGACCTACAGGTGTAGTTGTTGCTGTTCCTGCAAATTCTACTTCGCTTATTTCTGAAACGATACCCATTCCCGAAACGCTGCTTGTTGTTTTTTTGCTAAAGCGAATTTCAATCAAAGGGTTTTTAATTTTTTGACCAATGTTTAAATTAGGATCTGTTGTCCATCCACTTGCTGCTGCATGGGTTCCATCCAAAAACACTTCAATGTAATCACCAGTAACATCAGCAGCCCCTGCTGCATCTGTTCTTAGTGTGTGACCACCGGCGGTTGCAACAATAGCAGGACCAGACACCATTCTTTCTGTAGGCCAACGAACGTTAATATTGCTTGATGCATCTTGATTAGGATCCCATTCGTCTTTGTCAAAACGAAACCTAATCTTATAACCAGTAATTGGGTTTGTATCGTTAGGTGGCACTAAAGAAATAGGCATGTAGTAATAGGTGTTGCCTGTCGCTACATCTTCTTCTTTGTAGGGCTTATCAAAATAAAAACAGCCTTTATCAAAAGACGCATCAAAAGGAATGGCTGGCACATATTTACCAGAGCCTAAACGGTAATCTTCTTTATAGCTTGAACGATCAAGAGCGCCCCCATATCCAAGCTCACAAATAACAAAATTATTTGCTTTAGATACTGTAGGCGTTAAAGCTAAGTGTCCTGCAGGATAAGAATTTTTTAAAGGGTTAACTACAGTATAACTTGCGTCCGAAATATCATCGCTATTAACACCACAAATACAATAAAAATCTTCGGTAGTACTTAAAACCCACGGCTTTAAAAGATTCTTTTTTGTATTAACATTTGGGTTGCCTACAGAATCTTGGCTTACAGAGCTTTCCATAGGCCACCAAGACCAAAGACCACCAAAAGCCCAGCACCCATTGACGCTCGGGCACCCCATAAGAAGTGTACGTTTTTCGTGGTTGTAACCAAGCGTTACCTGGTCTGGATCAAATGAAAGCAGCGTTCTAGGTGGATCGACAACATCAATATCTACCCATCCGTTGTTAGCTTCATAATAGCTAGTCATTGGGTTAGTCATTAATCCATGACCGCCAAAGAAAGCTCGAATAGGTTCAGACAATTCCTTAACAGATGTTCCGCCCGAAGAAGCAAAAACACCAGAATGAGCAACCCAAACTAAATCATCTTCCATCATAGCAATAGCTTGCTGCCCAACACAACCAACGCTTTCACTTACCTTAACAGGAGGGCGGCCTTGTGAAACAATTGTGCCTTCACTGGGAACGTAAACAAACATTTCATCTTGAGTAAAAATAACAAGGTTACCTTTAAACTCATACATTGCAGTAACAGTATTAACAGAAGGAACGTTAATAAAGTTTGTAGCAATAACATTGTTTGGACGACCAGGATCTGAAAAGAAAATTTCGTATTCAGTTGCGTACGCTATTCTTCCCCGGAAACTTGTAGCTGCAACAATTTTACTAATTGTGCTTTTGTTGGCGTAAACAAACCCATCTGCAAAAATGCCGTCAGTAAAACCAACTCGATCAATTAAAGCTGTTTCTGAATGACCAGGAGACCAAGCAAGTAAAGAGTCTGTTGGTATTTGAGTGTTATGAATAGCCTGAAAGTCAGCCGGTTTATAAATAAACATCCCAGCTTCCGCTGAGCCAAAATATAAAAACCCTCGAGAAGAAAAGAAAAACCATTTAGCGTTAGCATTAGCGCCAATAAATTTAGTATTATCTACATCAAACGCACTTTCATAAGTACCATGCCATTCAGACGGATAAGAACCAGCTAAAGTAATTGCATCTTTATCGGCGTTCTCTGTTCCAAAACTAGATGTTTTGCGGCTTAGTATTTCTTCCCAGCTTTGACCTGTTGTTAAATCGTAAATCCGAATTGAGTAGTACAAGGCAACGCTGCCAATACGGTTATCAGCACCAAGAGATCCAGATTGAGCGCGCACTAAAAAAACAGAAACAATTTGACGATTGCCAAAATTAGTTTGCAGATAATGACTGCCTAAATGTTTTTCGTAACCAAACTCATTGCTTGTAAAATAAACCAGAGGAGCACTAGCGGCATTGTAAGTAATGTTGTTGCCGAGCGTAGTGTCTAACTCTGCTCGAACGCCCCAGCCAGGACGCACAGAAACAGCCCCTTGAGCTAACCATAAATTTTGAGCCCATACACCACGGACAACACCGTCTTGCTCGAGACCCTTGCTAAGAAGCTCTCTTTCATTACCCGGTGTTGCCATGTTTTAAATCCTGCTGTCGTATTCGCTAACGTATTGAGAGCCTTCTCGGCTGCGACCTGATTCAAGAAATGTATTAAGGTCTTTTACTTTTCGCTCTGTTTCTTGGAGCAATGCTACATTATCTGCGCCATCACGAATAGCATAACGACGATAAGCATACAGCGGAATCATATCGTGAAAACCATCAAGGTCATCAATGTAACGACCAGCACCTGCTGGGTCAGCAGAAAAATCTACATTATGAAACGGAACATACTCTAAGCGAAAAGCCGCAGTGTCGGTAGCGTAAGTAATAATCTTACTGTTTACAAATGTGTAACAATAAGTGTTAAGCGTTCTTTCTGAAGACATCGAATCTAAATAACGAATAACTTCATTATTTATAGTGTCGTTAATTCGAGCAACTCGCAGAAGTCTTTCTAGTTTATTAGGAGCAACTGATGTTGCACCTAAAAGAGCAGGAGTAGTTGTTGTAAGGTCTAGCGTCCCACTAGTGGGCATCGTAAACAAAAACTCTTTAGAGTAAATAAACGGATCAATATCACAAACAACACGACGAAAATCATTGTAACCTTGTTTAAGGTATAAAGTTATTTGTGCATCCGTAAGAAATGTTGTGTCTGACTCGTCTGCATAAGACTTAAACAGTTCTCTTACTTCTTCAGTGTTCATCCACCACCTCCCATTTGGGTGCGGCCAAGACCTTGCTCAGGATTAGCATCATCAACAAGAGCTCTACGTTGAGCCATTTGTGCAGACTGTAAGCCAATTTGTTCTGCAGCCATTGGGCTGGCCATTGTAGCCATAGCAGAAATAGCCTCTTTTGGTTTAGGCTCAAGCCGTGGAAATACAGTGCGTTCAAGCTGCATTCTTTGGAAGTCTTCGTCTTCTTTGCCAAAAGTAATTACAGAAATAAGAACATCACGAATGTAGTTTTGTCGCTCGTCCGGTAGTTGGTAATACTTTTCAGTTTGCATGAAGCCTTTAAATACTTCTTTAAATGCTTCAAGGTCATCGCTTGGCATAACCTCAATAGCATGACCATCCATAACAGCAGCTAACATGTCGTGCGCATGACTAAAGCCAATCATGCGTTTTGTTACACGGTCATTACCCGTACGATAATCAAGAGCTTTAAGCGCTTCTTCTTTGTCAAGAAGTTGAAGTTTAACCATTTCAAGAATGCGTTGATCTCGGTCAGGTTTTTCGTCACGGAACAAAGTGCCTGCTTCAAGATAAACTTCTGGATCATGACACAGGTCGGTAACACGAAGGGTTTTGTGAATAACCCGACCCGTTTCATCCATCATGCGCATCATGCGGGGTTCGTTGTAATACGTTTTGCACATTTCAAGAATGCAAGTTGACACTTCGATCATTGCCTTTTCAAGGTTTTGTTGTGTTACTTGCAACTGTTGAGAATCACGGCTGGCGAGAGATTCGATAGCAGCGCCGGATTCGATACCAATAGCTCGCTTACCGAGGCTTGTACTATGCACGCCCGCAACATCAAGCATTTCCGCTGAAAGCTGTCGAATGTTATCAAGTACATAAGCAGGTAAAGCACCAGCAGTAATCTGCTGAGGGGCCGGTCCAGCAGTAGCGTTGTACATAACTTTTTCGCCCGGACGAGAATCCGACAGCGCATCTTTTCCGACTCCGGAAGATTTAGGAACAAGCCATTTAGGATTACCCATAAGCTCAGCGTTTTGCATAACCTGGCTTCGGCCTTTGTTGTACATAACCTGAAGCTCAATTAACGGTTCAACTAAACCGATGCCCCATAAACGACCAGGAATATTAGTATACCGAACAAAAGTAATAGGGCTTTTATGAGTAGGCCATTTGCTTTTGTAAAGCCAATGGCTACCAAGAAGCATACCCATATTGCCGTCTTTGGTATAAATTTCAAAAACCTCTAAACGATCTTTAAGTTCAGCCCCCTCTGTTCCGGATGCTCTTTGGTAGAGGGTTTGGTAAAGATGATTTGGGGTAGCAGAACTTTTAGCAATAATTTCAGCATGTTCAGGATAAG